CTACAAAATAAAAATATTGCCCGTCAATGTACTGCGTCAACGCCATTAAATTTGACTGAGATGGTAGCACTATAACAACTCCGGTGTTTTTAACATACCGATAGTCCTCCTGCCCAGCTGAAATATTATATTTTTGCTCCAGGATATACTTCAACAATGGGTGTGAAGTTGGCGCAACAATGTTATTAAATAAATCAGGATCAATAACAACACCGGTAGTGGGCGAAGCTAAGAATGAAACAACCACTTTTGTTGGGTCAGTATATCCATCTTCGCCAGTATACGAATCAACAATCTGCCAGCTCATGTCGTTAGTGAAGGTTGACGAACCTATATTAGTAAATACAACGCCACCATTTACAATATTGATGTTAGGTTGGCTTAACGTCAACGTGGCGGTGTTGTTTAGCTGGGTTACTACATTTATGACAATACTATTGGCTGGTATGCCATCACCGGTCGCCACCATGCCAATGGTAATCCCAGTTGGATTATTCACTGAAATGGTGTTCTTAAACTGCAATCCGGTTGCATATGAAGAAATCTCCAGTTGATTAGTATTAATGCTCAATACTGTTATTAAATCGTTAACAATCGTAGATTTGGTTGGATCATATATTTTAGTAGAACCGTCAAAATAAAAACTAAGTTGTTTGTCACTTTCAAATACATAACGCAATTCACGACTAGTGACCGTATATGTTTGATTATTGGTTGAAAATAACACTAGCCAACTTGAATCTAGGTTGGAATTAGACACATCACCTTGGTTGGTTAGGCTAAAACTTCCAGTATTTAAATTCTGTTGGAAAATAATATCCCAAGCATGGGATGAAATATCATATCGTAAACCAAATGGCTGATTAGAAAACACTAAATCAATCATCGTTGATATAATACTACTATCACCAATGACAGTGGTAAATGTTGGTATTATTAAATTAATAATAGCGTTGCTTGGTATTATTTTGTTTAAAGTATAACTAACACCACTGAATTGTATTACTTCAGCCCATACGTAATAAGATGAACCACTAGATATTGCCGTTCCTGAAACTAATTTATTTGAATTAGTAGTATCAAAATAATAGCCAAACGGAGCTACGAATTTAACCAATGATCCAACTGTTATATAAGCCAAATCCGGAGATGTCGCTGATGTTACTGTTATAATGCCAGTAGATGACGCAACATCTGATATTGTTTGATTCCACGCTGCCTGTAATCCATCATTTATGGCGTTTTTAACGAAGTTTTGGTAATAGAAATTCTGTAAACCAGTATCTGACAATATCTTGAATACTTGGTTGTATATCACATTCTCAATGTCCGTTTTTGTCAAGTATGAAAAACTCAATGATGGCATATATGGTTCTGAATATAACACCCCATCATCGGCAAATAAAGTAGTGGAACTATACTTGCTAGTTGGGTCGACCAAATCAAAATATCTACTAATACCACTTGACGTTCTGTTAACAGCCTTTACTTTTAATACTTGTTGATTTACACCAAGTGGGCTTATATTATAATCCTCACCGGTGATCATTCTATGTTGGGTATAGTATGTCTGTGGTGCGTTTGTTTTAACGCTCGCGTTTGTTTCAGAAGATGAAGAATTAGACACCGAACTCACTAACGCCAGAGACATAGTTAATGTTTCTATTTGGTTTGTCGCTGAATAATACGGAATAGATATTGTTACATTTCTTATATCTTGGGTGTTTGCAACATAAGATAAGCCATTGCTTATACGATAATACACCCTAAATGTTCCAGTTGGTAGATTACCAAAAGTACCATCACTAAAAGCTAGGCTTATTGCATCACTCGCCTTAGTTGTAACACCATATATATTTTTTACCTTGTTATTAATGCTATTATAGATTATGTTATTACCATGTAGATTAGGAACTTGTGTCCATATTTCACTCTCCAAGCCAGCCATGTTCAATTTGTATAACCAAACATCTGTATTATTGATTCCAGGCGTATCAATATCAAGTGTTTCACTGGTGCTTGGTTGATTTATAGTAAAGGTCCCAGTGTTCAATGAACCCTGCGTGAAGTTAAAGAAAAATCCAGAATTAGTGCTACCAGCGCCCTGTCCATCATCTCTATAAACACATGCTGGGTTATTACCAACCTTTGGTGGTTCTTCATAGATATATGTTTGTCCTTTAAATGTAGTACTGGTGATTTCAAAACTCATCGATTGACCAGAAACTACCTTAGAGAAAGAATACACTGGAATATCAGTATTGGCTGATTGAAATCTATATTGTTCAGTAGGGATGCCGTAGATAGATTCAGAAGCGGCAGGATTTCCAAATTGTTGTGATATTGGCAATGCCGCATTCATTACTGTTAGGAACTGATCCAACCAATTTGGGTTACTTGGGTCATTCCATGCTATGACTTGGCTTGATATATCGCGACCATTGCCATCAACCACACTTTCAGTCGTTTGGATGGTTGTTATTTTCATTAACCCGGAGGCTGCTATGTTTCTTTTAGCGTTATAACTGACCAATCTAGCCAATCTTAGGACACTATCTCGCCTCTCCGCTAACTCTAAGAAGTTTTCCCTAGCATTTATATCAACCCTGAACGCAACATTTTGCCCCACAAACGCAATTAAATCAATAAGAGCCAGATACTCCGAGCTTTCAATATAGTCATTGAAATCTTCTGGGTAATTTTGTCTAAGGTAATTAACCATCGTGCGTCTAAGATTTTCAAAATCATAGCTTTGAAAATCCGCATTGCGAAATGATTGATATATCTTAGTCCAATCTTCTGCTACTAAAAGTCTGTTTTCTCTGTCTGTTGCGCTCATATCTACCCCTTTAATGTATTTATATAATATTAAAGGGTAGTTTTACCAAATTATGTTGTTAGTAATCCATTATTTTGGTCAAATTGTAATTGTAATTGCTCAGATAGATTGTATGGAACATATGTAAGCATGCATTCTATCTGAATACCACTTTCATACTGTGTTACAATAACATTATTGGCTGTTATTCTCGGATCATAATTAATTATTTCATTGACATTTTGCAATATAAGATTTTGAGTTTGCTCCGTCATTGGTTCAAAGATAAGGTCCCATATGATAGTCCCATATGTTGGGTTCATTAATCTCTCACCCTGCCTAACATAGAAGTGATTTATCAAGTCTTGCTTTATCAAGGCATAATCATATAATTTAAAATTCTCAGTATCAGTACTAACAGTGCTAAACCCCTTATACATCTGTGGAGTTGGTGTGTTATTGGTCGATGGCAATGATGGTTTTGTGTATAAACTCATTTTTTAGTACCTATTACCTTGTTAAATGGATCCGTTATCGTGGTGTATTGTCCAAACGCCGATGGTATTATTGGCTTGGTGGGCGTAGGGACCGCCATTGGTGCTGGACAGCTGTTTGCTGGGTCTAAATTTTCATGCCCACTCCACGGCTCTGCCATTGGAACCCTAGGCGTTTTTGGTGCTTTTGCCGCAACGGGTCCATTCATATCAATGGCGCCAGCCGTTTCCACATGATGGGCGCTGTTGATATTAGACGAACCACCAGCCGTTATATTGGTGTTTGCTCCTGAATTAGTGTTTATATTCCCACCAGCCGTTAAATTTATATCCCTATCTGCTGTAAAATTAAGGTCGTTTTTAGTATGAACACTTATCGAATCATTGGCAAATATATCAATTTTTCCGTTACTGGTTAATTCGATCCAGGTTGTTCCCCTAGCATTACCAATGTATATCAAATCTTCAGAATTATGTAGGAGTATTTGATGGCCAGTTCTGGTCCGGAGTCGAATCAACTCGTTGTGCGGTATGGTGGGTTTTCCAGTCGTGTCGCCTTGCTCAACCGCTGCATATATAGGAGGGCTGGTGCTTGCTGGTCCTTTTCTTAAGAATTTATCATCACCATCGTCCATTACAAAAGTAGATCCACCTAGGTGACTAACTGGTGCGTTATGTATTGGACTATCTGCTTTACCAATAGTCCCCATTTTGGCACCAGTTTGCTTGTCAAAGGGCCCAGGTGTACTTATACCAAATACCATGCTTGGTACTTCTCTCCTAGCACTACTGGTGGTTATTCCCCTGATGTCATCGCCCAATAATCCTTGATTCTGTAAAACACCAGCCAATGGATGTATTGGTTTTTTGAATTGAGAAGAATCACCATCATTTATATTGGCTAACTTATTATATTCAGCAACAGGAACCCGACCCGGTCGCTTTG